CTGGAATTAGTGAAGAATTAGCAATCGCATACGCAGTAGCATTAGGGTGAATTAATTATGCCACAAAGAAAAGAAGAGATCTATAAGTTCACGCCAGGTGGTCCTGGTGTTGGTACAATTAAAGTTCCGGGTCACGTTGAATCCAGGAACCTTATTATGGTTACTAATGCTGACACTGGCGAGATTATCGTCAATCAGTTTGACAGTGCAAAAAATTGGGTAAGGTCACACGAACATATCTGGCAGGGAGATCCAAACTTTCCAGATGCAGATTTTCCCTGGTCGATTGATGGTACTTGTACTTTCACATTAGATTATGATACGTCGAATATGAGTTCGACAGATCAGTTATCAATTCTTATTGATGACTTCCGTTCAGGTACAAAATTTAGACCTTACGATCACGGTCTAGATGCTGTTGAAAGGATGAGAGTATCCAATCCAGAATCTAGAATTGATACTGATTTTGAACTCGGAACACAGGAAACTAAATGGGAAAGTATTGGATACAATAGAAACCATGTATCTTTCTTTAGATTTGGTGGTGAAAAGATATCAACGCCAGGTGGAACTGTCTCTCCTTTTGATCTTGAGTCTGATGGTGCTACTCCTAATTCATTAATTACAGGACAAGTATCAAGTGCGGCAGATAATCCCGTTCCTGGTGATGCAGTTGTTGTTGAAGGTTCTGACAATGCAAATGCTGATGGAATTTATTTGGTAATTAGTAATCCAAGTTCGACATCATATACTTACTTTGCTAGTGGCGTAGTGCCAGCAGGTCAAGTTGATAATGTAAACACCGCTATCAGAAAGGGTGGTAAGTACACTGGTGGTTCTCTTCCTGTTGTTTCTAGTTTAGTAGAACAAGGGGGAGGAAATACTGTTGTTGGTAGATACGAAGTTGTATTTGCTCAACCACATGGATTACTTCCCGGTAGCGCAATTACAATTTATGATGATGGTGCCACAAGTGCTCAATATGTTGGAGCATTTTTCGTACAGCAAGTTATTGATGAAGATAGACTGATATATGAAGTTCCTTCTGGTGGAGCAACACTAGGTACAGGTGTAACAGTAACACCTGGTGGTACTCTCGTAGCATATGCCAGGGACGATAGTTTTGTAAGGTCAGATCCTTTTGATGGTGGTGTAAATATTGGAACTGGTCTTCCTATTCACGCACAAAAAGTTGTAAGGCAATCTAAAGATTACTTTAGATATCAATCCGGTAAAGGAGTATTTTGGAGTAGTGCGGTAAGTTTCCAACCAAGATATTATCTTTCAGAAGCAGGGTGGCAAACAGACAATGTTGGTGAAATTAGTTGGACTACAACTGAAGAACATAATTTACAACCAGGTGCTGTAATTTTTGTAGAGAACGTTTTACCAGTGGCAACATATTATGGTCAGTATGTTGTAAAAGAAATTATTTCGCAAACTAAATTTACAACAAATCCAATTTCGGGACAAACTCCATCAGCTGATGGAACTGTTGCTCTAGATGCAAAATATACTGTTGAAGAATGGACTGGTTCTTCTATTCGTGCTGGAATGTTTGACGACCAAAATGGTGTGTTTTTTGAGTATGATGGAAGAAAAATTAATGTTTGTAGGAAAACTGGTGTAACAAAACTTGTAGGCACGGTTGCGATAAACAATCATACTGTAACTGGAACTGGAACTAAATTTTTAAGTCAGCTTGATACTAACCAGATTATAATTATTCGTGGTATGAGTTTTATTGTCACCGGAATTCAAGATGACACTACGTTATTTATTGCTCCAGGTAACAGAGCAGTTGGTATTAGTATTAGTGGAGCCACAGCAACTGCTGTTAAAGTATTAAGAATTCCACAAGAAGACTGGAACTATGATACTTGTGATGGTAAGGGTCCATCTGGATTTTTACTACGTCCAAGATATCTACAAATGATTGGCATTAACTATTCTTGGTACGGTGCCGGATATGTTGATTTTATGATCCGTGGACCATTAGGTGAATGGATTAAAGTTCACCGTATGCCAAACCATAATATTTTTAGTGAATCATATATGAGGTCTGGTAACTTACCTGCTAGATATGAAATTACAAACTGTGGTGGATTTACTTCTATCAATAATAGTGGATCTGCTCTAGCAACTGGTGCTACAGATATTCCAATTTCTGATGCAAGATATTTTCCAGATCCACCACCTTCTTCTGGACTATCTGAATACATCGCAATTACAGGAAGAGATACTGCTAATAGCAACATCCAAAAAATGGAAGTTGTTGGATACACAGGTGTCACTAGGAGCACAACTGATTTCACTGGTACTCTTACTGGATGTACTAGAAGAACTTTCTACACCAGAAATCTTAATGGTAGAACATACGAAAGAGATCCAGCATTATCTGCAACCACTGATTTTAAAGCATTCCAAGGTACAACGGATTCTGTATCCTGGGAAGATGGAACTGCTATTTTATTATTAGGAACTACATTTGCTGGTTCACTAAAACATTGGGGTGCTTCTGTAGTTAAAGATGGTGGATTTGATAGAATTCCTGGATTTATTTTCTCTTACGAAGTTCCAGTAACACTAACAAATTCTGTTCAACAAAAGACAGCATTGGCATTTAGATTATGTCCTGCTGTATCCAATTCTCAACCACAAGCATTTGGTCAAAGGGAAATTATTAACCGTCAAGAACTTAAATTAGTATCTATTGAGGTTACAAACAATGAAGGTTTTGAAACTGAAATTAGTGGATTATTAAATCCAAGAAATCTTGGATCACCAAATTATATACGTTCTTCAGGACAATCTATTGGTGGTGCGACTACATTCCAACAAACATTTACTGAAATTGCGGGAACAGCACAAGGTGGTGGTATTATTGATAGTGGCACAATTCCTACAAACACTGACTTGTTATTTACATTTGTTTCTCCTAAAGAAGTTGGAACGACAACATTTGATTTGTCTAGATTAAAAAATCTAGAGAACTCTGTACAGGGTGGTAATAATGTATATCCAGATGGACCAGAAACATTAATTATCTGGTTAAATATTTTGGATACTACAAATGCTGCTGGGGATGCCATTACAGCTGTCAACGCAACATTTGATGTTATTCTACGCTGGGAGGAGGCAGGAGCATAATGGCATTATCAAGAGGCGAAATTTTAGAGAACCCAAAAGTTATTGGAAGTACTACAAACTCTGGTGAGGTAAGAATTCTTGATGGAGCAGATACTAACTATGTTGGATTATCTGTTCCTGACAGTGTTACTACATACACGATTGATTTTCCAGCTGCCGAAGGAACAGCACAGCAGGTATTAAGAATTGCCAGTGTAACTTCTAATGTTGTTACTACCGAATGGTTTACCCCAACTGCTACTGCTGGTGGTTCCGATACTCAATTACAATATAATAATGCTGGTTCTCTTGCTGGCATTAGTGGATTTACTTCTGATGGCACTAACCTATCAGCAACTGGAACGTTCACAACAGAAAGTACCATTGCTTTATCCGATGGAACAAATGCTGCCACATTTGAAAGTCCTTCTTATGGCGGTAGCACTACATATACTTTACCTACCAATGGTTCCGCAAATGCAGGTCAGGCATTAGTCGTAGCAACAGGTTCTACACAATCAGCAACTGTATTAGAATGGGGTACTCCCTCTGGTGGTGTTAATGCTGCAGGTGATGCTGATGGATCGGTTCAATTTAACACTAGCGGTAGTCTTGCTGGTGAGACGGCATTCAAATATACCGTAGGAACAAATGTACTAACCATTGATAATCTTGTATTAGATGGGGCAAATGGTGATATCACAGCAACAACTGCTAGTATTGGAAATGTTGATATAGCAACAAATATTATTAGTAGCACTGGCACTAATACTAATTTAGTTTTATCACCAGATGCAACTGATGGTAATGGAGAACTTGTAATTGAAGGAGAATCAACTATCAGATTACTTGACCTAGATACAACTCAAGGTCAAATGGAGATTAGGCAACCAGCTGGCGGTTATGCTACTGACTATTCAATTACATTACCAGATGACCCTGGAGTAACTAATACTGGTCCAAAGGTAATGCAGTTTACTGCTGCACAAAATGCTATTGGTTCATTTGTTTCTAATAGAAGAACACTCAATTTTGTAATTGATAGTGGTGGTACAAACACTCCATCATCCGGTGACAACATTCCCGTTGGTGTAAGGGGGTATGTCTACATAGATAAAGCAATGAGTATCAGTGATGCTAGATTAGTTGCTTCATCACAGGGCAATTGTGCTGTGGACATTAGAATTCTATCGGCAGGTAATCCACCAGCAACTACATTAAATTTTGGAGCAGTTGATATAGATTTAACATTAAGTAATCAGCAGTATTCAAATACAACATCTGCGTCTCTTCCGATAACAGTTGCTGCTGGGGATATTTTAGAGTTTAGTGTATCAGGCACACCTACTGTAGAAAACGTAACAGCAATTTTAGTAATGGACCCAACTTGATATGGCAACAGCAAATTTAACTCCAGTAAGTGCTTCATACGTTAATATTACAGCACTAATAACTGATGTTGATACTGACGACAATACATATACTTCATATGGTGGAAATAGAAACACACCAACACAACACCAATACGGATTTGGTGGTCTAGATAATACTCCAGCTAATTCTATCACTCAATTAATTGGAGATGGTACTATTGCTTCTGGTTCATCTAATCAAACATTTACCATAAAACTTGGCCTTGTAAATGATACCGATGCTCTTTCAGCCAATCCAGGCAACGGTCAAAATGTTTCATATCAAATTTTACTAGTAAATACCTCCGTAGCTAATACTGAACAAGTACTTACTACTGACACTAGTACTTTTGCTACCAATAGTGGAAACACAACCGTAACTCAAGTTATTAATTGGGATACAAGTCAATTTCCTACTAATGGTGGAAATAATCCATTAGATCCTGATGCTGGCAATTTAGAAGTAAGAATTGTACAATCTGGTGGGCAACCGAACCAAAGAGCAAGAAAACGATTTATAGTTCTTGATTTTGTTCAATGGGCCGTTGAAGCAAATGATCCCCTATTGACTGTTAAGTCTCAAGCAATCTGGCTCTAATAAATAGTTAATAAAGTAGGTTGTAAGAATGGCTCAACCATCAACTAGGGCAGAATTTACGGATTACTGCTTGAGAAAATTAGGTGCTCCTGTATTAGAAATTAACGTTGATGATAATCAAGTTGATGACTTGATCGATGATGCTATCCAATTCTATCAAGAGTATCACTATGATGGTGTTGAGAAAATGTACCTCAAGCATCAAATTACTCAGGATGAGATTACAAGATTTACAACTTCCAATCAAAATACAATTGCTGGGGATGATCCTCCCGCCCCAGTAACTACGGATACTTGGGAGGAAAGAGATAACTATCTACAAGTTCCAGATCACGTTATAGGTATCTCAAAAGTATTTGGATTATCCAGCAGCAGTATTCGTGGTAATTTATTTGGTTTAGAGTATAGATTATTTTTAAACGATTTGTATTCTTTTGGTTCGGTTGATCTACTGAACTATTATATGGTAAAGCAATATCTAGAGACTATTGATATGGTTATCAATAGTGGTTCTCTTGTAGGATTTAGATTTAACAAGAGACAGGATAGATTATACATTGATGTTGATCCAACATTTATGACGGCAGGAGATTACCTGATTATTGAATGTCATCGTGCGTTAGATCCAGCAGAATTTAATCAAGTATGGAATGATAGTTTTATCAAGAAGTATGCTACTGCTCTCATCAAGAGACAGTGGGGACAGAATATGATTAAGTTCAATAATGTTCAACTTCCTGGCGGTATCACAATGAATGGACGCCAGTTATACGAGGATGGCAATATGGAAGTGTTGGCATTAGAAGAGAAGATGATGACACATTATCAACTACCACCCCTAGATATGATCGGATGATATGCCTACCAGTCACTACTTTCCGTTAGATTACCAAAATAATGCTAGCGAGACAAATCTATATCAAGACCTTGTAGACGAGCAGATTAAATTGTTCGGTACTGACATCTATTATATCACAAGGAAAACTATTCGTGATGATGCTCTCAATCAGATTGTATGGTCTGACTTTGAGGAGAAGATGGTTATCGAAGCTATGCTACAAAACGTAGAAGGTTTTGGCAATCAATCTGAGTTCATCAGTAAGTTTGGTCTGCGAGTTACTGACGAGATTACATTTACGATGTCAGTTCGTAGATGGGAAAAGGAATCACTACGTCTCAAAAATTTAGAAGTTGAATCTAGACCAAATGAGGGAGACTTAATCTTCTTTCCACTGACAGGAGATTTGTATGAGATCAAGTTTGTAGAGAGGGAAGCACCTTTTTATCAGTTAGGTAAACTATATTTCTTTACCATAACCTGTGAGATCTATGAAGTTGGTAGCGAGGATATTGATACAGGCATTCCGGAAATTGATGATATTGAAGCAGATAATGATTTTGCTACCGCCCTTACATTAATTGATGGAGGAACTGGTAACTATACGATTGGTGATAAGGTAGAGTTCTATGCTGATTTAGTTGTTGGTAACCTAGCAAATCCAACTGGTGTTACAGCAGAGGTGTCTGATTGGGATGGACCAACTAGAAGACTTGAACTTATTAATATGACAGGTGATTGGGACTCTGGAGATACTGACAATCCATATTATGTTGGTGCTGCGAGTGGTGCTGATCCAGTTCTCAACACCACAGATGGTATCTATCAAGTTGGAACCCAAGCAGATCAAGATGAATTTACTGATATTGATGATGCCAATACTGACTTTGATGATAATAAATACATTGAAGAAGCTGCGGATGATATTCTGTTATGGACGGAAAGTAATCCATTTGGCGAAGTCGGAAATAAAAATGGTAACTTCTAATGTTTGGAACTGAATACTATAATAGAGCAATAGACAATACCGTAAAAGGTTTTGGTACGCTCTTTAACAATATAAAAATTGTTAGGAAAGATCCTACTACAGGAGAAGTTCTACAGAAGCAGCGTGTGCCTTTGGCATATGGTCCCAGAGCAAAGTTTGAAACTAGATTAGAACAGAACCCAGAACTACAAAAGAAGGCAATCACTTTGCCATTCATGTATTTTGAGATGACTGGTTTGTCTAGAGATCCGTCTAAGCAGCTACCACCCATCACAAAAATTCTAGCACCACAAACAGACGACGAAGGAAATAATACTGGCGTATCAGAGCAGTATGTTCCCGTGGCATATGATTTTGAATTTGAAGTGGGATTTATGGTAAAAGATACCTACGAAGGTAATCAAATTTTAGAACAAATTTTACCATTTTTTCAACCATACTACAACATCACTATTAACTTCATTCCCGATATGAATGAATATAAAGATGTTAAAATTAACCTAAGTAGTGTTGATTATGAAGATGACTGGTTGGATGACTTTAGTGATAGAAGAAAGATTACATACACGCTCAGATTTATAGTCAAGTCATACATCTACGGACCTTACACCAAGGCAGACACTATCAAGAAAGCAACAATCTTCGAGACTGCTGGTGGTCTTGGTACTCCAAGAAGAGCAGTCAAGCGTGTCACTGAGGTTGAACCACTCAAGGACTATGATGGTGATGGTGATATCGATACCGCAGATAGAGATCTAGTATCTCCAGCAGATACTTTCGATGATGATTACGGATTTAGCTTTGATGTATTTGAAGGAGACGATGCACAGTCATGAACGATTTTGAAAAAAGTATGGAAGAGACCTTTGACATTGAAGTGTCAAAGGCAGAACCAATCGAAAAAT